GCTGAAACAGGCGCTCAGTCTGGTGCAGCTACTCCGGTTAATGACGCTGGTTCTGCTAACGCTAACAGATATTACCAAAGAGTTAAAATCGCTAACTTGATGTAATACCTGTCACAGTACAGAAATAAATTAGGGCGGCCTTTGTGTCGCCCTTTTTTTTGTTTAAACTAAAAGAGGAGGACTTATTATGAATCCTAATAGCCATTGGTTTACAGCATTCTTAATACTAGCACTATGTTTCATAGCAATTTTTATGAAACCAACATACAAAAACACTCACACTTTGGAACCAGCGACCACCAAAGTGGATAAATAATAGTATGACAACCACAAACGCATTATCAAGACAACCAACTAAGTTAGACTATAGTAGTCCTACTCAGTTTAGATTTCAGTTATTCAAAATACCTAAAACAGAGTATTTTTGTACAGCAGTTAATTTGCCTGGCATTTCACTTGGTGTAATAAAACAACAAACACCATTAGCTGATATACCACAACCAGGAGAAAAATTAACCTATGGTACTTTACGTATGCAATTCATGGTAGATGAAAACTTAGAGAACTATAGAGAGATACACGGTTGGTTAACTGGCATTGCTTTTCCAGAAGACCATAAAGAGTTTGCAAATTTAGTAAAAGCTGGAAATGACCGCTTTCCTACGGCGTCCGGCGCAGCTCCTAAGACAGACGGTGGTAAAGTCAAGTACGGTGCAACACCTACTGGTGCTATTATGTCAGACGCAACTTTAAATATACTATCAAGTAAAAATAATGGTAATGTAGAGGTTAGATTTTCGGATGTATTCCCTACAACATTAAGTGGACTAGAGTTTAATCAACAAGCAACAGATGTTCAATATCTAACTGCCACTGTAGATTTTGAATATAAACGATATGAGTTTGCCTCTAAAGGGCAAAGTAAAACAAGCGTTACAACCTCTTAGAAGCTTTACTTTCTAAGGGTTTTATGTTATAATGCTTACTAAATTATGGAGATATTATGGATTTAGAAAAACTACAAGAACTTGCTGATACCAAGTTAAAAATCAACAACACAGAACTTGACCTAGAGTCAATCAAAACACCACAGTTACATAACGAGTTTATGAAACACTTAACAAAGTATAAACTTATGTTGAGTAGAGCTGATAGTGATTTATGGAACGTTAAAAAAGTTTTATGGGAATATTATACAGGTAAGGCTGACGCCTCAGTGTATCAACAAAGACCATTTTCTATAAAGTTACTTAGAACAGACGTAGACCAATACATCTATTCAGATGAAGCTTACATTAAAGCAAAACAAAAGGTAGACTATCTTACTACTACAGTAGACTACTTAGATAAAACAATCAGACAGATTTCAAATAGAACCTTTACCATCAAGAACGCAGTTGAATGGCAAAGATTTACTTCTGGTGTTATTTAATGGAAGTAACAGAGTATATAAAGGCATATCCCAATGCTATCAGTCATACATTGGCTGACGAAGTAATACAACATTACCATACTAATGGTGAATGGAATCAATCATCATTCTCTACCAATGAAGGAATATCTCCTCGTTCAAAAGAGAGAGTTGATATGAAAGAGTATTGGATTAATAAAGAAGATAAGTTTTATAACGAATTAAAAAAAGGCTTTAGAGGTATGGTTGATGATTACATTAAAACATATACTAAAATAATGCCTATGAATTTTACACCATTTAGAATGAATCATTATTCTGAGGGTGGTTTTATGCAAAATCATATAGACAACATACATCATTCACACGGCCAACAATATGGTTATCCACACATAACAGCATTAATGTTTTTACAAACTGCTGAAGAGGGTGGCGAAATTGTTTTCTGTGATGGTGATTATATACCTGAACAAACTAAAGCTTCAGGTGTTGTTTTCCCTAGTAACTTTATATTTTCACATGAAGTTAAGAAAGTAATTAAAGGTAATAGATACTCACTTATGACTTGGATACTTTAATGGCAGTAACAAAATATATAATAATTGATAAAGTAGATGACGTACATCTAAAGATTGAGGCAGAAGATTCAATCAGAAGAGACCTTGGAGAATTCTTTACCTTTGAGGTACCTGGTTTTAAATTTATGCCACAATACCGAAGCAGAGTATGGGACGGAAAGATTAGATTGTTTTCTTATCAAACAGGTAAGATATATGCAGGTCTTTATCCTTACATTAAAAAATGGTGTGAGGACAATGATGTACATGTCGTAGATGGTGCAAAGATTGTTGATACTAAAGTAGATGAAGCAAAGGTTGATAAGTTTATTGAAGCTTTAAAAATACCATTTAAGGTAAGAAGTTATCAAAAGGAAGCCTTTATCTATGCAACACGTAAGAATAGAACATTGTTACTATCTCCTACTGCCTCTGGTAAATCACTTATTGTATATCTAATGGTAAGATTTAACTTACTTAGATTAAAGTCAGAAAAAAAGAAAATTTTAATCATTGTACCTACAACATCTCTAGTGGAACAATTGTTCAAAGACTTTAAAGATTATGGTTGGTCGCCTGAGAAAAGTGTACATAGAATTTATCAAGGTCATTCAAAAGACACAACTAAGCCTGTAGTTATCTCTACATGGCAATCAATTTATAATCAACCTAAAAATTACTTTAAACAATTTGGTATGATTGTTGGTGATGAAGCACACCTATTCAAAGCAGTTTCACTAACAAAGATTATGAGTGCCTTAAAGGTGTGTCCTTATAGAGTCGGTCTTACTGGTACTTTAGATGGCAGTAATACACATAAGTTAGTATTGGAAGGACTATTTGGTTCTGTTAATAAGGTTGTATCTACTTCTGAGTTAATGAACAAAGGTAAGTTATCTCAATTAAAAATATATTGTTTAGTTTTAAAACACCCACCAGAAGTTGGTAAATGGATGGTAGATAAAAATTATCAAGAAGAAATGGATTATCTGGTTGCCAATGAGAAAAGAAACGTTTATATTAGGAACCTATGTAAAGGTTTACAAGGCAATTCTTTATGTTTATTTCAATATGTAGAAAAACATGGTAAGAAATTATACGAAGATATAAAAGAAAAATTACCAGAGAAACAGGTGTACTATGTACATGGTGGTGTTGATACGGAAGAAAGAGAAAGAATAAGAACGTTGGTTGAGAAAACAGATAATGCAATTATCATTGCCTCTTATGGTACTTTCTCTACAGGTATTAATATTAGAAACTTACACAACATTGTTTTTGCAAGTCCATCAAAGAGTAGAATAAGAAATTTGCAATCAATTGGTCGTGGTCTCCGATTAAAAGATAATAATAGTCATGCAACTTTATATGATATAGCAGATGATATGACACATAACGAGAAAGAGAATTACACATTGGCACACTTTAGAGAACGGATAAATATATACAACAGCGAAGACTTTGATTATGAAATTCATAACGTAGGATTAAACAATGACAATAATTAGTACAGAAATAAAAATAGTCAAGCTGGTAAACGGCGATGATATTGTTTGCCACATACCCACAAAGAATCAATTGCCTGAAAGCAATGCTTTGCTTCGGTTGATTAAACCATTACAAGTTAAATATGTACCACAGGTTACACCTACTGGTATTAGAGATTACATTGCTTTGATTAGATGGACTAATTACACAGAAGATTATATTGTAACTATTCCTAAAGATAAAATAATGACGATTACTAACGCAAGTATTCCAATGACTGAAAGTTGGCAACATATTTCTAAAGAGTATGATAAATCGCCACTCGCTCCGAATGTCGGAAGCAATCCGCCGACTAAACAAATGACAAGAGAACAAAATGATGAACTAAATGAAATATTTGAAGATTACTATGAAGATAACGAAGAGACTATCCATTAGACTCAGCTATCTGAAAACGCTACACCGCTCATTATACACATTTTCGGAGGAGAGTCAATGCTCCTTTTAAATAAAAAAAACAGTTGAATCAGCATTGACATTTGACCAATTATATAGTATATTAAGGACATTATGATAAGTAAAAAGAAACCAGAACATTACGTCAACAATAAAGAATTTCTTATTGCTATGACGGAGTATAAAAGACTAGTAAACTTGGCTATTGAAAACAATGAAGTCAAACCTCCAGTAACTAATTACATTGGCGAATGCTTTTTAAAGATAGCGAATCACCTATCTTACAGACCTAATTTTATCAACTATACTTTTAGAGATGATATGATTAGTGATGGTATAGAGAATTGCCTACAATACTTAGACAACTTCAATCCAGAAAAATCAAACAATCCGTTTGCTTACTTTACACAAATCATTTACTATGCATTTGTAAGACGTATTCAGAAAGAAAAGAAACAAGTTACGATTAAACAAAAGATGATTGCTGAAGGTAATTATGATGACATGACATTACAACCAGGTGAAGACAGAGAATTTAAGAATATGTTTAGTGAATTTTTAAAACAAAATCTACCTAAAGAAAATGCAGATGAAGAAGCACAAACAAAAGAAACTAACGAAAGACTTAAAGGCCTAAGAAGAACAGCAAAATCTAAAAAGAAGAGTTAATAATGACAGCTAAGATTGAAGTAATAGATAACTTCTTAGATGAAGAAACATTTAAGCAGATGGAAAACGTTATGGTGCAAACTAAGTTTGATTGGCACTATACAGAAGACATTACTACTCACTTAGGCGAAAGTAATCCTTACCATTATTTCTGCCACCAATTCTATTTACATAAGACCTTTGAGAGGTCAGTGTTTTTTGATATATGTATACCTCTATTAAGAAAGTTTGAACCTACGGCCATTCTTAGAGTTAAAGGTAACATGTATGTCAACCAAGGTATAGGTGTAGTAGAACATTCTGAACATAAAGATTATGATTTCTCCCACATGGGAGCATTGTTTAGTATTAATACCTGTGATGGCTATACAAAGATAGGTGACGAGAAGATACCAAGTGTGGCCAATAGATGTATTATATTTGACCCTAGCGTACCACATACCAGTACATCTACAAGCAATCAAAAATACAGAATGAATATAAATTTTAATATGATTAAACTTACTGATTGGGAATAAATTATGAAGATTGCATTATTAAATGATACACACTTTGGCGCTAGAAATGATAGCCCAGCGTTTATCAAATACATGAACAAGTTTTATGATGAACTGTTTTTTCCATATCTGAAAGAAAACAACATAGGTACACTCGTACATCTAGGAGACGTAGTTGATAGACGTAAGTTTATTAATCACAACACAGCATACAACTTTAAGAAACATTTTTGGAACGTATTAGATGATATGATTATTGATACACACGTTATACTTGGTAACCACGATACATATTACAAGAATACAAATGAAGTTAATGCTATGCAAAATCTTAACTTATCAAAAGATGTAAAAATTTATACAAAAACTACACAAGTAGAGTTTGATGGTTTACCTATATTATTCATACCATGGATTTGTGATGACAATGAAAAAGAATCAGTAGAGTTAATTACCAATTCTCAAGCTGCCATTGCAATGGGTCATTTAGAAGTTAAAGGTTTTGAAATGCATAACGGCCATTACAATGAACACGGTTTAGAGAAAGGTGCTTTTAAAAGATTTGAAAAAGTATTATCTGGTCACTTTCATAAGAAGTCGGATGATGGTCAGATTTACTATCTTGGTACTCAATATGAAATGACTTGGTCAGACTTTAATTGTCCTAAAGGTTTTCATGTATTTGATACAGAAACAAGAGAATTAGAAAGAATATCTAATCCTAATAAGATGTTTAAGAAGATACATTATAATGACAAAATCAAAAACTATGATGAACTTGATATAAAAGGATTTAATAATACATATGTCAAATTGTTTATAGCAGACAAAACAGATTCAGATATGTATGATAGATTTATTGACCGTATGTACAACGATATTAATGTACACGAATTACAAGTAGTAGAAGATATGTCAGATATTGGCGCCACAGTTAGAGAAGATATACTAGAACAAGGCGAAGATACATTGACCTTTTTAGGTAATTACATTGAACAGGTTGACACAGAGGTTGATAAACAAAAACTGAAACAGTTTGCAAAAGAATTATATGCCGAGGCAAATGAATAATGGGTAAATATAGAACTTATAACTGGGGTCCTTTATTATTCCAAGCTAAATTAGAACAACCTTTTTGTGATGAACTATTAAGACGTGGTAAACTTTCTACAGAACCACGTAATAAAATGTTAGCAGGTAACATTGAAAAAGAATTTGGTTATTCAGAGAATGATATGTCGTGGTTCACAGAAAACACAGGTCCTGTATTCAAAGCATATACAGACCACTGGTTAAAACATTT